GATCTCGTGGATGAACGGTGGTATTGGAAGTTCACGAGCGCGATTCAGGTGACGGGAACGACGAGCACGCCGTTGGCACCGCTTCGGTCATCGGACGGCAGGTATCTCGTCAATACGGTGGGATCACCGACCCCGATCACGACCACCTCTGAACTGTATTCCGCCATAACCTCGGCGGTCGCGGCCAGCGGCATGACGATGCCGACCGGGACGATCACGAGCGGGAACATCCGCCGGATGTCGGATCTGGTGGCATCCCCGAATGTTTCCCTTGCCCTGCTTCTCGACACGATGGCGGTCACCGCGCAGAGCGTTGCCATCAGCACGGGAGGCGGCATGGCGTGGAAGGCAATCAGCACGCTGAAGTCGGAATACGACACGCGGATGAACGCCTACAAGCGTGCCATGCGCGGCGGTATGCAGCCCGTGAACGGCGCGGCTGGCGGGACGGACGCCCTCGTCGGGCTGTGGAACGCGACGGGGTTTCAGGCCCGCGCGCCACGGAAGTGCAATGTCGTGATGCCGCAGCGCATGATCGAAGGTCTGACGCAGTACGACAACTGCCCGATCCCTTCGATGGCAGCGGGTCAATTCCACTTCAACCAGACGCAGATGTACCAATCCACGATCACCCCGTCGTGGACGCGCCAGCCCAACGACAAGGGGTTCGGGTACGCGACCGAGGCATCCGTGGCGGTCCTGAACTGCACGGGCAGCGTCTTGACATCAGCGCCGGGGTGGCCTGTTGCGGCGATGGCTACCGCTGTCGGAGCGCAATACCAGAGCCGATATGAGAGCGTGCCGTTCGGTCGGACGGTGTGGGCCGGGTGGATTCCGTTCTACGAGTCGAGCCTGACCATCGGGCAGATCGGCAATGTGTCGTACCGCTTGGCGGTCGTGGACGGCGAGTGGTCGCCGTACACGATCTCGGAGTGCGACGAGGCCGATTGGCGGTTCAGCTTGCAGGGCGCGTCCGAGATGGAGCCCGCGAATGTGGTGACCGCGAAGGGAAAGGCGCAGGTCTATCGCAACTGCGTCGGCACGAGCATCATTGATGTGCCGCCGCCGAACACGCGGATCTTCCCTGCCGTCATCACGGGCAACGAGGTCTGCACCGAGAACTACCCGTGGAGATGGTTCTATTCGTGGGAAGAGGTGGAGCCGAACCCTGACCAACAGGATCCAGATGTGAAGTGCAGTCCGGGTCTTGATCTTCAGGAATGCTCTCGGACGGGCGTATTGAATGCCCGCAACATGGCAGAAGGCGGCAACAACTATGTCGGGATCAACAACCCCGCCAATGTCATCGCCCCCGGCGTATATCAGCAGGACTACCCCACGGCCATCATTTCTCCTCGACCAATCAGCAACGGCACGATAGTGATGATGTGCGAACAGATGAATGTCGTGAACGATCCGACCAGCACGGGTCCGCAGTATTGGTTCTCAATGCCGAACGCCGTGTTCGTAGAATGCGAACCGCCGCAGATCATTGAAGGCGAATAATGACCGACCAACTGAACATCGTCGTAGCGCAGGGCGCGGAGTTCCAGACCACGATCACCATCGCATCGTGGCCGAATGACTATCCCTCGCTCATCACCGCAGCGGAATGGCGTCTGACCGTTTCGCAGCCGGAGGCTGTCGCGTTCCTGACGGCCAGCAGCCTCGGCGGAAGCCCCATGATCGTCCTTAACGGCGCAAAGACGGTCGGCACGATCACCATCCCGTCCGCGAACACGGCTGCGTTCCCTCTTGGGTCGGCCCGGTATGACTTCGAGATCCGGTGGGCGGGCAACGTCGTGAAGCGGCTCATCTCGCTCGGCTCGTTCCAAGTCAACACTTACGCGGGAGCGATCTGATGGCGGACATCGAACTGAACATCATCGATCCCGGCATCTCGCTGCAGGTCGGCGCGTTGTCGGCCATCACCGCCGGGACGGGCCTGACGGGCGGGACGATCACGGGCACAGGGACCATTGCGGCAGACTTCTCGGCTGACGGCGTGGCGACGAGCGGCAAGATCGTGCAGGCCACGGACAGCAGGCTGTCGAACGCCCGTACCCCGACCGCTCATGCGGCAACGCACGCCGCCGCCGGGAGCGATCCCGTCACGCTGGCGCAATCGCAGGTCACGGGATTGACGGCTGCGCTTGCCGCGAAGGCAGACGCAAGCACCACTTATACGGCTGGCGACGGCCTGATCGGCAGCGGGACGCTCGGTGGCGGCGTGTTCTACGAAGTCTCGTTTGGAACGCTGTCCTCGACCGTTTGCGAAGGGGACGATGCCCGTCTGTCAAATGCGCGGACGCCAACGGCGCACGCATCGACGCACGGTGTGGCCGGAAGCGACCCCATCACCGTCGCGCAGTCACAGGTGACGGGTTTGACCGCCTCGCTTGCTGGCAAGGCTTCGACCACGCACGCGGCGACTCACGCAGCTGCGGGTTCCGATCCGCTGACGCTCTCGCAGTCGCAGATCACCAACCTGACCACGGACCTCGCTGGCAAGGTGCCGACCACGCGGCTCGTTTCCGCCGGGACGGGATTGTCCGGCGGCGGCGACCTGTCGGCGGATCGCACGCTGTCGGTAGTGTTCGGGACGAACACGGGTGAGGCGTGCGAGGGCGACGATGCCCGCTTGAGCGATGCGCGCACCCCGACCGGGGCAGCTTCCGGTGACCTGTCCGGCACCTACCCCGGCCCCACGGTCGCCGCGATCAACGGCGTGTCCGTCGAGGCGGGTGCTCCCGCGACCGGGGAATCGCTCGTGTACCTGTCCGGCACCGGGCTGCTGACCTATCAAGCGCAGACGGATGTGCAGGTGTTCACGGCAGGAGGCACATGGACGAAGCCAGAGGCGTGCAAGGCGGTCACGATCCTGTGCATCGGCGCGGGAGGCGGCGGCGGAAGCGGTCATGCCCACGCAAGCGGTAATCGTGGCGGCGGCGGTGGTGGCGCAGGCGGAGGCATTTCGCAGGTCATGTACCGCGCCGTTGCGCTTCCAAGCACCCTGACGGTCAGCATCGGGGTGGCTGGTGCTGGCGGCGCGGGCGTTGCGGCCAACAACGACGGCAACCCCGGCTCGGCGGGCACGGCCACAACCGTGGCGAACGGCGGCGTGACCTACGCCTACGCGGCTGGCGGCGCGGGCGGAGCGCAGGGAACGAACTCTGGCGGCGCGGGCGGAGCGGCGGGAACGGCAGGGGTTTCGCTGTGGACGGGCGGGGCTGGCGGCGCAGGAGGCACGAGCGGTGCCAATGGCGCGGACGCGGCCTCTGCGGCGGGCGCACCGGGCGGCGGAGGCGGCGCAGGCATGGCGGCGGCCAATGTCCCCTTCACGGGCGGAAACGGCGGACAGAGGCTTTCTAGCGGCCCTGTGGCGGGCGCGGGCCAGAACGGCTCCTCGTTCGGCTTCTGGGGCAACGGCGGCGGCGGCTCGTCCTCCATTGTGGGTACAAGCGCGGCAGGCGGCAACGGCATCTACGGCTCGGGGGGTGGCGGCAGCGGGGCGGCAACGGTCGCCACGGGCAACGGCGGCACGGGAGGCGGTGGCTTGGTCGCCATCATCTCGGAGTGGTAACCCATGACGCAGGCACAGACGGACTTTCTGGATCGTGCGCTCAAGTGGGGGCAGTTCGCCCTTGCGGTGATCGCCCTGATCGGTGCGCTTGTCTACGCCGGAAGGCGGTCGGAGCGGGACGAGCAGCAGACTGTTGCGCTCGACAAGATGGCAAGCGAACTAGGCAAGATCCAGCAGCAGGCCACGACTGCAAGTGCAGAGCTGCGCGTGTTCGGGGAACGCCTCCGAATGCTGGAAGAACGGGTCGCACGGATCGAATCGCGGTGAGCAGGCTCCTGCTCCTGTGCGTGGTGATCGCCGTCCTGCTGATGTGCGGGTGCGACCCCGTGCAGCGGATCGCGTCGAACACCAACGAGATCCGCACGGAGGCGAAAGCCCTGATCGACCACGGGCAGCAGACAGGGGACGCGGAGGTGGTACAGCGGGCCAGCCGGATCGACGGTCTGGCAGCGGGCATCCACCACGAGCTGCCGAAGGTCGAGGCCAAGACGCCGGAATGGCTCTCCACGCTCAAGTATTGGGGGATCGCGGTGGCGGCCCTTGCCGTGGCGTTTGTCCTATGGAATTCGGGAATCCTCGGTTCCATCCGTATCGCCCTTGGCTGGTTGCCCCGCAGGAAGGTCGTGGACGCCGAGATGGCGGTGGCGGTCTTGGACGAGGACAAGAGGGAGCAGGCCCGCGAGATGATCGCCGCCCGGAGGGCGTCCGACCCCATGTTCGACGCGGCTTACCGGAAGGTGAAGAAGGCCGACAAGGGCTGACGCCGCGATATCATGGCGGGACACCTCAAGAAAGGACCGTCATGCCGATTCTCGCAGACTTCTCCTCGTTCCTCGGCTCGTTGTGGTTCGCGGGCCTGACCTTCCTCGCCGGGTATGTCGCGGGCCATGTTCTGCCCATCGGCAAGCTGACGGATCGCTTCGGCAAGGGCGGTCGCTGATGCGCCTGTTCATCCTCGTGATCTGCATCGTCATCGTCGCATGAGCGGCGAGACTGCGGCATCCTGTTGCTGCCAACCGGGGGAGAAGGCGATCATCATTGACATCTGCTACGAGGCAGCGGTCAACCGGATGTATTCCAACCAACTCATGGGGTTCTATGAATGCGCTGACCAGCGTGGCAAGTGCGTTCCCCCATGCGACGAGATTTGGGGGCCGTCCCCGAAGCTTGAATGGAACTGCGGACTCTCGTATTACCTCGGGGACTTCATCCAAGACCCGAACAAGTGGATGTTTCCGTCCTCATGGACTTGCCTGACCTGTGGTCCGCAGAACATCGGAAACTGCGGCTGCGGGTATGACGATGACGGCAACCCCACGGAGTGCTGTGGGCCGGAATGCAATCAGGTCGGCCAATACACCGGGTGGGGCTGCGTGTTCCCCGGCGAACGCGAATTCGTTTCCTGCAACGGGGGCTGCAGCTGCGGGTGTGTTTCATACGACGCCACCTGCTGTTTCGACAACTGCTGTCCGGGTCAGAGTGAACTGGACTGCATCTGCAAGCCACCATGCAACGACCAGATGTGCAAGGTCGGGCCGGGCGAAAGGCAGAGCGCATGGCACCTTGGTTCGTGGTGGTGGAAAGCGAAGAGCCACATTGAGCGATGCAGGCAATACCGATTCGATTGGTATGCAACGGAAATCATCGATGAGGACCGTTCGATGTCCGTCACGGGATGCAATGGCAACCCGGCCACGGTGACGGTGCAGGTTCGATACACGGCGGATGTGTATATCGCGCCGCCGCTTGGTTGGGCTGCGGAACGGACCACGCCGACGCCTTGCGAAACATACGGATGTTGGGACAGGAAGCCGGGACCGAACATTGGGGCGGATACGGGGGCTGGTCTTGGCTTCTGCAACGATCCGGCGGCTCCCGGTTCGCAATACATCAAGTTCTTGCCGCAACCGACCGTCCGCACGACTTACGGCATTTCTTTGCGTCAGACCAATACCGCCGGGGTCTGCAACGCCGTGTACGAGGCGGTGGTGGCAAACGGGCAAGACCTCGACATCTATCGAAACGGCGTGCTGCTCGGCACGGTCAATTTGCTGCAGACGCGCACTCAAGTTGCTGCAGATGTTGCCGCGCTCACCAACAACTGCGTGACTGCCGTGGTGGGGCTGTTGAGTCCGGGCGCGTTGTGCCTTGGTCCGGTCCTGAACTTTGCCTTGACCGTCATTCCGGCGGCTGGATCGCTTGACATCGTGAAGCAGGGGATGCAGGCCGGGGACACGCTGGACTCGTCAATTTTCGGGATTCAGTCGGAGTACCGAGCTTGCACGCACGGGTACGCGCCGACAGACCAGATCGCCGCCACGGATGATCCTGCGATCTGTGACTTCTATCAGGTCGGAAGCGGTCCCTTGCCGTTCTTCTCGTACTCGTATGTCGATACCGCTGGCACCTACGGACAATGGCAACAGGGATTCGAGGCCAAGATCCCGACGCCCGTTGGCTGTTTCAACATGGATTCGTGTCTTGGAATTGATCCGGTGTGGCAGATCGTCGGGTTCCCGAACATCAAGCCGGATGGGTTTTTGCTGCCGGATGTCAATGTCGTGGTGGGCGACGATGGCATCCCGTATCTGGTGTTGCTCGACGGATGCACCGATCCGAGCTGCTTGTCCCCGCGAATCCCAGCTGGCGGGAACACGCCGAACGAGGCGTACAACATCCCGTGCCCGTGGAACGGAACGGAAGCGGACAAGGCGAAGGTGCAGCCCATCGGAACGAACTCCGTGTCCGAATTGATCTACAGCGATTTCGGATGCTGCGATGCAAGAGATGGAAACTGCAACGGCACGAACTACGACTGCACGAAGAACATGGAAACGGATGTCTGCTGCCAGCAGGACGCGGAGTGCCCGAATTGCCCCACGACCAACAACTGCCAGCAAAATGAATGGCCGCAGGTCTGTTACCCGATTGCCGCAAGCCCCGCGTGCGAAGCGGAGATCCCCGGTTACTGCAATTTCCATTGCTGCTGCACCTGTTTGAAGCCGTGGTACAGGAACATGAACCCGGAGAATCACGGGTGCCTGCCTGCGTCGATCATGGGTTGGCGGCTCAAGTGGCACCTTCGGAGACTCGGATGACGATGAACAATCAGGGCGTGACGGGATACTCGCAGTCGGTCATGGCAACGCACCACGGGAAGTGGGTTGTCAATTTGCACGAGGATGGCCGATTGGAGGTCGTGGAGTTCACACCGTATTCGTCCATCGAAGAGGCGAAGGACGGCATTCGGATGACGGAGAATGTCCGGCGCACGATGGCGGCAATGGCATCCTTCTCCAAAGAGCGTCAGGCCGAATACATGAAGGCGCAGCAAGACCTGACCAGCGACGATGAAGCCGCTCGGATGTGGGCATACAAGGTGCTTCGTTGGCCGCAGGCGAACATCGACAAGGCAGAAGAGCGAAGGGCCAATCTGGGAGGCAGGTCTGCAGATACAGGCGGACAGGCTTCAACGCTCACCGGGTTCATCGAAAAGGCGAAGTCGTGGATCAAGGCGGAGGCCAGCGTGGTCACGCAGGGCAAGCTGCCGGACGAGCAGTACGAGGCCCGCATCGCCGCGTGCCGCGCCTGTGAGCATCTGGATGTCCGTGCGGAGCCGCAGGTCGGCTTCTGCAAGGCGTGCGGATGCGGTACGGGAAGCCGCGCGGAACTGACGGTCAAGGGCCGGATGCCTGCCGCCAAGTGCCCGAAGGGCAAGTGGCCCGCGCTGCCTGCCAAGTGAAAACCCCCGCCCGGTGGGCCAACATCATGCGGCCTCGGGCGGGGGGAGAGGATGGCTCGGCAAGGCTACTTGATGCGCAGGCTCGTCCCGCGCGGAAGCAGGCGGCAACCGGGGATTTCCATGCCGCTCTCCAGCGCGATGCGGATGGCCTCGCGGTTCGGTTCCACGACGGTGGTGACGAACGGTGCTTCCCATTGCGGGCTGAAGGCAACATCCACCTCCATTGCCTGCTTTCCGCCGACCCCGGCAACCCGCAGCCGGAAGCGAGGGGTGTCAATGGCGGTGCGGCCCGCCTGCTCCATCGCCTCCTTCAGTCGGTCCTTGAGGCGGTCGGACAGCGCGTGGTCCGCGTCGGCCAGCCGCTTGATGCGCTTGGCCTCCTCGGCGCGCGCGTTGCCGCGCAGCTCCAATTCGCGGATCAGGCCCGCGTACCGTTCTGCCTTGTCCTCAAGGGCCGCGTCGAGGCCCGCGAGGTGCTGGTTCAGCGCGTCCTGTGCCTCGGGGGAGTCGGCTCCCCCGTCAAGGATCGCGTCGAGGATTGCGTTCATCTCGGTGCTGATGGCGTAGAGGCTCATGGGTGTCTCCTATGGGCGACGGTCAGAAGGGAACCTCGTCAGCATCGACCGGGCGCGGGTCAATGGGGCCAATGACGCGCATCACCGTCAGGGCACCGCCGACGCGCGCGAGGTCGAGCTTCATCGCCTTCCCGATGTTGCTGCGGGCCATGTCGGCGTACTCCGTGACGGCGGTAGCGATCCAGACCTCGCCGTGCTCCCCCTCCCCGTGGATCGCGTGCGGGCGACCGGGGCGGTCCACGACCCGCAGCACCTTGAACTCCCCCTCGTACTCGTCCGGGTAGCGGTCGGTCGGCTTCGGGGCTTCCGGCGCGGGCGCAGCGGCCTCCTGCGGGGCCGTAGCGGCCTCCTGTGCCTTCCGGGGCTTGCGGGCGGGCTTCGGGGCGGCTGACGGCTCCTGCGCCTCTGCGGGCATCGTAGGGGCCGGGGCGGGCAGGGCCGCAGCCGGGGTGGCCTGCACGGTCACGGGAGCGTCCTCCGTGATCTCCATCTCGCCGTGCGCCTCGACATACACCGGGGCAGCACCGAGCGCGTCAGGGCAGAACGCCTTGTACCCGTTGGAGATGCAACGCGCGAACAGCATATTGCGCGGGTACTTGCGCCAATTGTCGCTGCCGAGCTGCGCGCGGCGGGCATCGTCCATCGTGAAGGTCGTGGTCCCGATCTCCTCCCAAGCCCGCGCATCGTTGCGCTGGAAGAAGGTGATCTCGCACATCGTGTCGGTGACCGTCGCGCGATAGTCGTACTTGCCTGTCGCGCGCTTGATCGACGCGGCCATCAGGTTCGCGGCCAGCACGGCCTTGCCCTTGATGATGTGCAGCCCGGTCATGGCGTCGAAGTCGGTCAGGCCCAAGCCGCGCCCGATGATGATCTTCGCGCAGGCCGCTGCCTCACTCTGGATGTCGGGGAACATCCCGGAAGCCTTGAACACCTGCGCGACGGTCATGGGGTCCATCTGCGTCCCCACGGCGGGGCCAATGCGTGTCATCTCGTTCATGTCATGTCCTCTTTGTGCGCGGAACGCCGCGCTCGGCGGTCGGCAACGCGCCGTCCGCAGCAATACGGTAACGCCGGGGTATAGCCCCGTCAAGTCCCCTACAGGGACATTTCGCGGATTTCGATGGCCGTGCCGGGGGTGTCCCCGTAGTCCTTCGTCGCCTCAAGCCGCACGACCTGCGCGTCATCCCCGTAGACCACCCCGGTCAGGGCGTCCAACACGGCGCGGCACAGTTTGTCGATATCGGGCTTGCCGGGGAAGTCCGGCGCACCGCTGCGGATCGCGCCCTTGCCCGTGTGGTGGCTCTTCGGGCGCGCGAATGTGAACGCCACGCGCACATACACCGCCTTCCCTGTTGGCGGGCGGTTCCACGCCTCACGCGCGGCCAGCGCGACCACCGCCCGGTACGGCTTCACCTTCGCGCTGCTCTCCACGAGCACCACGCGACCGGACCCACGCAGCTTGATGGCGCGCTTGCTGCCTTGCGGTGCCGCTGCGCCGGGGACGGTGAACCTGCATTCAATCATTCCGCACCTTGTGGTTCAGTTCCGGCAAGCGCGACTTCTTGCACCGATCCAATTCGCGCATCGACTTCGCAAGCTCAAGGCGCAGGTACGCGATCTCCTGCATGGCCTCAAGCACGAGCGGTTCCGTCAGGCCGCTGGCCTTGATGCGATCCACCACATCCTCGTCCCATTCGCCTCTCCCGAGCCGCATGGTTCATCCCTCCGTTTCGTACAGGATGTGGTCGATCTTCGCCGGGAGGCAGTTGCGGCACTTACGCAAGTCCTCGCGCACTCGCTCTATCTCCGACGCGGCCTCAAGGAACAGGTCGCGCGGCCATGAATCAAACACGGATGCGTCACGCAGGCGCACAACGATGTCGGGCTTCATGGCGTCAGCCTACTCCGTGGGTTCCATGCGCTGCCGGGAGATGTTCACCGCCCGGTCGGCCCGCACGACGATGTGGGTCTTGCCCGTGTTCTTGGAGTTCGGCAGGATCTCCGCGATCACCTCCCCCTGCGCGTCCCGCAGAATGACCGCCTCCATGCGCTTGAGGCTGACCGCGACCGTCCCGATCTTGCTAGACATGGATGACCCTTCCTTGCCCGGTCTTGCGGACGAAGGAAATCACCTGCCGCGCGAAATCGTCGCGCACCTCTTCCGCGAGGTCGCCCTGCTCGTGCATCGCCACGCTCGTCAGCCTGAAGCCGTGGATCAGGTAGTCGGCGCGCGTGACGATCAGGCACCCGACCATCCAGAACCACGCCTTCTCCCCGCCGTCCGGGTCATCGGCGCAATGCAGCACCGGGTCGGTCGGGACGAGCATGAACGCGCCGTCCGTGGCCGTGTCGAGCGTGCGCCGGACGCGCTCCTCCGAGAACACCGCCGGGAGATCGTCGTTCATCCATTCCACCTCCGTCATCGTGGGGCGCGCCCACCTGTTTTCCGTGGTCATTCGACCCTCCGGGCCTTCGGCCCCTTTGCTTCAAGCTGATTCCGAACCCGTGAGCAGAACACCGCGTTCACCACTTTCTGCAGGGGGAGGTCTGTCGGCACATCGGCCTCCGTACGCAGGTGTACCCCGTTCAGGCTGACGGATTGCACATCCCAATCCAGCAGCCTCCAATGGAACCCGAACGAGACTTCGCCGTGCTGCGTGAACCGCTCGTCCTCCGTGCGCTGCCAGCGCACCTTGAGATGGGCGGTGACATCGTTGCTGGCAAGGTATTCCGCGAGGTCCGGGTCATCGGGGAACAGGTCGCACATCACGGCGTATTCCATTTCGGAGACCATGATGCCGCGCAGGTCGTATTTCGGCTGGTCGCTCACTCGCGGCCTCCCATCGGGAACAGGGTGCGGACGGTGTGGATGGCGCAGATGATGCGGGGTCGCCCCGCCGCCCCGGCGCGGACGCGCCCGGTGTCGAAGATCATCCCGAGCTGCCGCAGTTCGCTGCACCGCTTCCACCAGCAGCCGCGCACCCCGGCGATATCCGCAGCCTCCTCGTCGGTCAGGCCGTCCGGGTTGGTGCGGTAGACGGCAAGGATCAGTTCGCGCTGCGTTGCGGCGGTATCGCGGATGCTGCGCTCCGCGTGGCCGCTCGTCCACGGGTCGGTTGGGCGGACGCTCACAGGGTCACCTCCGTCTTGCTGTGGACGCGCAGGAAGGCGGCTTCGGCCTCCGCGACCGCGAAGGCGGCGGCGTCGAACTCGTGCTCGTTGTCCCGGTCGCACTCCGCAAGGCGGCGGTTCGCCGCGATCAGTTCGCAGGAAACGGCGTCCCCGAGTTCCCTTGCCGCAGCCAGAAGCAGGTCGCCGTTCTCGTACTTGCGCGCGACCTGCGGGTGGTGATCCAGCAGTTCTCCGATGGTTGCCTTGATCTTCATGTCGGTCCTCTCGTTGCCTGTCGGTCCCCCGGCAACGCGCCGGGGTACGACCTGCGTAGTGTTACCGGGGTATATCGGCGCGTCAAGGGGGAAACTTGAGTGATTCCGAGAAATATCTGCCGATGAAGCATCTGCTGCAATACTGCCGCCGTGCCGAGGCGCAAGCCACCGACCCGCAGCACGCACCGCCGCAAGGCTGCGGTCGCCGCGCCGCCGTGGAAGGTCACGCACCACGGGAAGAACATCCACATCATCGACTGCACCGGGACGAGCTTCCGCGAGTGGGAGCAATGGATTCTTTTGCGAAGTGACGCTCACAGCGATTCGACAAAGTGCGACAGGTCGATGGAGGAGCGACACCTGCAGGAAGCGCGTGATCGGAACGCGATCGTGATCGATGGAGGAGACTGCCTAGATTTGATGCAGGGGCGGCAGGACAGGCGGCAATGCAAGTCGCAGTTGCGCTCCTCGCAGCTTGCGGCGGCGTACTTCGACCAAGTGATCGAAGAGGCGGCGGAACGGTACGCGCCGTATTCGCCGTGGTGGGCGGTGCTCGCGCAGGGCAACCACGAGTCCGCATGGCTTGCCCATCACGAGTCGTGCCCGACCACGAACCTTGCCCGCGCCGTCAAGTCGATCAACCCGCTTTCCCAGATGGGGCCGAGCGGGTACGGGTCGTGGATCAAGGTCAGGACGCGCATCAACAACTGCGGCCTGACATGGACGCTCCGCATGGCGCATGGCAGCGGCGGCGGCGCGCCCATGAGCATGGGTGTGCTGGATTCCCGCCGGATGCTCTCGTGGCTTGAGGGCGTGGACATGATCGCGGTGGGACACAACCACCACAGCAACATCGTCGGCATCGCGCGGGAGTACCTTGAGACCCGCAACGGCATCTACGAGGTGCGGAACCGCCATTGCGATTTCGTCCGCATGGGGACATACAAGCGCGATTGGGGCGACGGCAGCGGCGGGTGGATCGTGGAGAAGGGCACCGGGCCGACATCGCTGCGGGCGAAGTGGGTGCGCCTGTTCGTGCGGTGGGAAACGGAAGAAGGCAAGGAAGGCAGCAAGTCGCGCGGCCACCCCCGCATGGCGTGGGATGTCATGGACGCGCACTAGGAGGCGATCATGCGCGTGCGGCTTGGAGGCAAGAACTGGACGCTCCGGTTCGCCAACATCCGGGACTACGGCGACATGAACGACCCCGGCAAGGCCGAGGGCCGCGTCATCCGCATTGCAACATGGCAGGGTGACCGGGAGACCTTGGACACCATCATCCACGAAGCCCTGCACGCCTCGCTGCCCCTGCTTGACGAGGTGGCCGTCCACGAGACCGCCAACGACCTCTCACGACTTCTTTGGCGTTTGGGCTATCGCAAGCAGTAACATGGGCGGCGCGGAGGCGCAGGTCTGCGGCTGTCGGAGGCCAACCACCTGCATGGGCTGGCGCAGAAGTCCGGTGACGGTACGCCCGCCAGCGGCGCAACCATTGGTGTAGGAACAGCATCCCGCCCCGGGGCAGGTCAAGGCGAAGCCTGACGCTGCTCCACCATCTTGAACGATTCGATTGGGATGTGGAGCACGGGTTCGATGTCCATCGGGTCGGCCCGGTCCTCCCGGCCACCGATGGATTCCGTCATCGTGCATCGGTCAAGGCGCACCCATCCAAGGCGGTTCACCCATCCAACAAGGAGGATCGGCGCGATGTCCCGGCAGGCGGCATCCCCCACGAGGTGCTGCACCTTGCGCTTGGAGATCATGTAGGTGGGGTACTTTCGCCATCCGCACAGGCGGCACTTGACCTCCACGAGCGCGACCACCTTGCCGCCCTTGTGCAGCTCGTAGTCCCACCCGCAGAGCATCGGCATCTCGACCGGGAAGCATGGGTACGCCTCGCAGAAGCGGTGGATGACCGCGCCTTGCGCGCGGCGGTCCTCGGATCGCTCGTAGATTGGCCGCACGGAGCAAGGAGACTACACATCCCCGCACCTGTGGCAGTTTCGATCCGCGTTCTGCGGCGAAGCGACCGCTCCGTAAGCGGAAAGAAGAAGTCGTAAGCGTTTCTTACAGGTTCGCCTTCCCGTAAGTGGAAGTTTAGGTTCCACATCCCGGAAGCGAAACGCCCGCCTGCACAGGCAGGACGGGCGCATTCCGGGGGCAAGATAGGCAGGGCCGTCCGTGGCCTCTACCGCCGCGCCTACGGCGTCAGATCCGCGTGCGAGGCGTGGGGACTATACCGGGAAACGAAACGGGCGCAAGCGTATGCCTGCGCCCATCTCGCATTCTGCTTGCATCTCACGGCGGTGCCGTTATGATGCGCGGCGACGAAACCTGCGCTTGCATTCTAGCGAACCTGACCTGCGGGTCAAGAATGCCGCAAGACGCCCCCGGCGCGGTAGGGGGGCATGGATGTAGTCGCAGGGAAGCGACCCTACCCTGCGCCACCGAAAGGTGCGCTCACCCACGATTGAGGCGGCTGGCGATCCTCCAGCGAAATGGTGAAATTCGTGGCATCGACCGAAGCGCGGCTCCGTGCGGGCTGGTTGATCGTGGCCCCATTGCGGGGTCACGCTCCCTCCACGCTCACCATGCGGACTGCAAGCCCTGTACGGCGCACGCAACCCCCGGCGGTCACGACCTGCGGACTCTGCCCGTATGGGTGCGGTGCGTGCGTCGAGCTTTGACGGGTGCGGTCGCCGCCGCGCAGCGCGCCGTAGGCGCAGCGCGCGCAGCGGCGGCGCGGAAGGGCGACTCGGTAGACTGCCCTCGTGAGGCGGAAGCGACGGCCAACCCCGATTCTGTTGGAGGGGATGGATGACTGCCTGCTCGGGGTGGCGTACCCCCGCGCGGAGGAGGACGGGATACCCGTCGCCGTATACAGCGCGGACATGATTGCGGCCCGTTTGCGGGACAGGGATGGGCTATCAAACCGAGAGGCGCGGGTATTCGTGGCGGATCGGTTGGAGACCAACTGGATGGGGGTGGGTAGTCCCCGGTTCGTCTGGGCGGCGACCGTGGAGGACTTTGGGGCCAAGCGCGACCGCCCAGACCCCGAAGAGCGGGCCTAGAACGCCCCGTGGCGCGTCCGTGGCCTTCGGACGGCCCCGTAGACCCCCCGCGCTCCCCGGCCCCGTAGGGGCCGTCCTACGCAATTTCGGAAATTCTGCCGAAATTCCACCCCACCCCCTTGCGCTCCGTATACGGCGGGGTAATATTCCGATGTCGGTGGTAGGGCGCGTTGCCCGACCCGCCGACCAGCACGAGAGGACACGAACATGGACACCCGCAAGACCGCCGCCCGCCGCGAAACCGCCGCCCGCAACGCTTTCCGCGCCGCCTCAAACGCCTGCAACGCGATCAGCGCGATGATCGGGGAAGTTGAGATTGCCCGCCGCGAGTACGAAACCAGCGACCAGCAGGCAAGCGAGGCTTACGCGAAGGCGACCGCGCAGCTGCGCGAACTTCACGACCGCCTGATTGACATCGCGGAAACGGCAGACACAGCTTCGGTGATGGCGGAAAAGCGCGCCTTCTATCGGCAAATCATCACCAACGCCTGACCCGCACGCGGGGCGATGCGACCGCCCCCAAACCACGAGAGGAACCAGCCATGCGACTCCTGACCGACATCAAGTTCATCATCCGCCAGAGGAACGCCTATGTCGTCGCGCCCCCCGGCTACGCCCGCCGCGAGGCGGACGGCAAGCTCTACCGGGACGGCAGCAGCCTGAACGGTGGACCGGAATGGGGGAACCGCGAACACGCCCACCTGTTCAAGTCTCACCGCGCCGCCGCCCGCGTTGCCAACAAGTGCTGGCCCGCCCTCATCGAACCCGTCACCATCGACATCACGGAAATGGACTGACCATGATCCCCATCGACCAGCCGACCGCGCCTTGCGACGGATGCGACAAGGACACCCCCGTCGAGCAGCTCACCTACTGCATCCACCGCGAGCCGGACGGGATGCCGGACGGCTACAACCTCTGCCCCGCTTGCCTGTCCACGGAAAACGCCCCATGAAGCACCTCCTCAAGCTCATGCTGCTCGTCAGCGCAGGACTGATCGTGTTCGGGGTATGGATGATCCGAAGGAGCAAGCGATGAGCGACCAAGACACGAAGGTGCATGGCCGTGATTGGGACAAGCGCATCCACGACCAGATCCAATACCTGCGGGGGTGGGTTGCCACCGCAGGGACGGTCACCATCAACGCCGAGCTGCTTGAACACATTGCCGACGAGATTGAAATGCTCCGCAGCCGTTCGCTACGGCTGGAGCGTGAAAATGACACCCTGCGAAACCGCGAGAAGCGGAGGAAGGAACGAGATGCCAAGGCTTGATTCCCGAGACAGCGACACCTACCCGTACAGCACCAACCACCATCGCGGCCACAGCCGCACGGTGAGCGACCTCGCCATCACCGTGCACCGCGACCCAAACTGCGAGGAGTTTCCGTGGTGCGTCCGCATCCACTCGCCGCACGGGATCATGCCGATGTGCATCTGCGAGGACCGCGTACTTGCGGAGGGAATCGCGGAGGCCATCGACGCCGCCCTGCGCGGATCTATCCCGGCATGGGAATGCGCCATGAAGGCCATCCGCAAGCACGCCCGCGACAACCACGGGTGGAACCCGTTTGTTCTCGACAAGGCAGGCGCATGAGCCAGCCTCCCACCGACATCGTGCGCGAGCTGCACGGCGCAGCCGACCGCGCTGGCCTCGTCTGCACCAAGACCGGGAACTTCCGAGCCGCCATGATCGACGCGGCGCACCTACGAGCCGCCGCCGACGCCATCGCCCGCCTCACCGCCGAGCGCGACGAGGCGAGGCGGGAAATCTGCAAGCGCACTTCAACGACAAGATGGCATCCGCAGTTTCCATTGATGTCGGAAATTGAGTACGCCGAAGCGCGCGGCTGGGACTGCTTCAAGGAGGTGAAGCCATGACCACCCCGTTGGACGAACTCCGCAGGGAAAACGAACGGCTCAAGCAGGAACTCACACGCCTCCACCGCGAGTGCGACGAGCTGCGCGAACGCCTCAAGCAGTCAAATCACGCCCTCGACGCCCTCGCCGGGTATGCGGCCCCGGAGTAACACGCTATCCTCCTGCGTATGACCGTCAACGACTACGACGATTTCAAGCGCATCGTGACCGAAGCCATTGCCGTCAAGGGTGGCACGCGATCCGCACTCGCACGCCAGATGGAGGAAAAGGGCATCCTCCGTGCCCATACCGTCAGATGCCTCCTCGGGTCGCCCGGAACCGTCATCGGCAAGCGCAAGCCCACCTTCGACAGCATCCTCGCCATCGCCAACGAAGCCGGGTTTGATCTCGTCCTCAAGGAGCGCGCATGACCGACCTCCGCATGGCCGTGGAGGACATCCCGGTCACCGACCTCCACAACGACCCCGCCAACGTCCGCAAGCATGGCGAACAGAACCTCGCCGCCATCAAGGCATCCCTCGCCCGCTTCGGGCAGCAGAAGCCCATCGTGGTCAACGCGGACGGCGTGGTCATCGCCGGGAACGGCACCCTCATGGCCGCACGCGCCCTCGGCTGGCGCACCATCAAGGCCGTCCGCACCAACCTCGCCGGGGCCGACGCCACCGCCTTCGCCATCGCGGACAACCGCACCGCCGAACTCGCGGAATGGGACGAGGCCGCGCTGCATCAGCAACTCGCCGCCATCGCCATCGATGACGAGGAACTCCTTGCGGCGACAGGCTTTGACGAAAAAGAACTCGCCAAACTCGCCGCCGCTGCCGCCCCGGAAGTCACAGAGGACGAGGTTCCCGAAACACCAGCCGACCCCATCACCCAACCCGGCGACCTGTGGCTGCTCGGCAAGCACCGCCTTCTCTGCGGCGACAGCACGAAGGCCGAGGATGTCGAACGGCTGATGGACGGCCAGCGCGCCGACCTCATGCTCACCGACCCGCCCTACAACGTGGACTATACGGGCAAGACGAAGGATGCCCTCAAGGTCGCCAACGACAGCATGGGCGATACCGACTTCCGAAAGTTCCTTGCCTCGTGCTTCAAGGCCGCGTTCGATTCCCTGAAGCCCGGTGCCTCGTTCTATGTATTCCACGCGGACAGCGAGGGTTACAACTTCCGCGGCGCGGTCAAGGACTGCGGGCAGGTCGTGCGGCAATGCCTGATCTGGACGAAGGATGTCCTCGTCATGGGACGGCAGGATTACCAATGGCAGCACGAGCCGTGCCTGTACGGCTGGAAGGAAGGCGCAGCCCACGGCTGGTACAGCGACCGAAAGCAGACCACCCTGCTTCGCTTCGACCGCCCGACCCGCAGCGAGGATCACCCGACCATGAAGCCCGTGGCGATGTTCGCCTACCTGATGGGCAACAGCACCGCCCCGCAGGGACTCGCCTACGACCCGTTCTTGGGAAGCGGCACGACCCTCATCGCCGCCGAACAGCTCGGGCGCACCTGCTACGGCATGGAGATCAGCCCCGCGTACTGCGATGTCATCGTCAAGCGGTGGGAAACCCTGACCGGGCAGAAGGCCACCCGCAAGGAGGTGTAAGATGCCACCGGAGGCCAAGATGCCCGACGAACTGGCGGGGAAAGGGGAAAGTGCGGACGCGCCCCGGCTGTGGCTACGCGCCATCCGCGAGGGGTGGAGCATCCCGGATGTCGTGAAGCGCGCCGCCGTGTCCCGCGCAGCGCAGATCCTTGCCGACCCCTCCAGCACCCGCCGCGAGGTCACCCGCGCCACGCAGACCCTCGCCATCCTTGAGCGGCTGTCCATTGACGCCGCCGTACACGAGGATCGCATCTCTCGCCTTGACGCGGGGACGGCCACGGAGAACATCGCGGTCGTGGATCTGCCAGACAGCACCCTCGCGGCGGTCGCCCATAGCATCGCCAATCCTGACACGGCCCCCTCGTGCCCCCCAAAGCGAAAGCGCAAGTAACGCCGCAGGAAGCCGTTGCAGCCGCCCGCGACAACCCGGCGGCGTTCGTGGCCCTGTGCATCGGTCGCCCCGTGTCTGGCCTGCAGCGCGAACTCCTCGCGCACGCCCTGCTGCACCACTCGTGGTACGCGGAGCTGCCGCGCGGACACGCCAAGACCTCGACCCTCTCCTACCTCGCCGCATGGTGGCTCGGGAAGCGGCCCGCCACCCGGTTCAAACTCATCGGGTCCAACGACGATGCCGCCGCCGCCACCAGCCGCTTCCTGCGCGACATCATCCGCTCCCCGATCTACCGCGCCGTATTCCCCGAAATCACCCTGAAGCCCGGTGAGGACACCGTGATGGCGTGGAGCATCGTGGCCCCCGGCCTCGTCGCCCGCCGCGACCCATCCGTGCAGGCGTCCGGCATCTTCGGGCGCACGGGCGGGCGCGCCGACATCCTGTGGCCCGATGACATCTGCGACCTCCGCAACGCCGTGCTGCAGCCCGCCTTGCGCGCGCAGGTCAAGGAGGCCATGTCGAACATCTGGCTACCCATGCTCGACCCCTCCGCGCCGCACCCCGGGCGCATCTGGCGGTCGGCCACCCCCTTCCACACCGATGACATCACGGCGGATTGGAGGCGCGAGTGCGAGGAGGCCAAGACCCTCCTGCGCCGCCCCTGCACCGGGACGGACAGCCCGTGGCCGGACATCTTCACCCCCGACATCCTCGCCGCCAAGCGGCGCGAGATGGGTGCAATGGCCTACGCCCGCGCATACGAGCTGGTCCCCCTGTCGAGCGACCTGCTCGTGTTCCGGCCCGAATGGCTCCGCTACCACCGCCGGGATGCCGTCCCGAACGGGTCGCGCACCGTGGCCGCGCTGGATTGGGGCTACGGGCGCAAACGGCAGGAGCGCGACGATCCCGACTACTCCGTCTGCATCGTGGGGGAGGTGGACTACGAGCGCAACCTGTACCTGACGGACATCCTGCGCGTCCGCGAGTCGTTCCCTGATTTCGCCCGCATGGCGCGGGAACTCGTGGAACGCCGAGGATGCCAGATGGTCATGGCAGAGGCGAACGGGCCGCAGAAGGGCGTGTTCGACCAATTCCGCGCTTCGTGCCGCCAGCCCGTGATCGCCGTCGAGCGCACCACCGACAAGCACCTTCGGGCCGCGTCCGCGCAGCCGTTCGTGGAGCAAGGGAAACTGTCCTTCCCAGAAGGACAGAACGGGCAGGTGGAAAACGCCTTCCGGGCGGTGATAGACGAGATGCTGTCCTTCCCCGCCGGAAGCCACGATGACACCGTGGATGCCGTGGTCGATCTCTGCACCGCCGCCGCCACCGGGACGGTCGTGACATCCGGCGGCGCGGTCACGGTGTCCACGCAACCCGGACGGATGTTTGAATCGCGCGGGGTGCGTCGAAGGATGTTCGGCTGACGGCGGTATCCTCTGCCCCATGCCGAAGAAGCTCAAGCCGAACCGCAAGTCGGCGCGATCCCCGCGTTACATCATGGAATGCACCGCCGGACGCTACGAGGCGGCATCGTGGATCGGCCTCGGGTGGTCGATCCTGAAGCACCGCGTCTGGCACCTCTTCAAGCACCGCCGCTGGATGGACTGACCGATGGCAGACCCCCGCAGCAATCCCCTGATGCCCAACGCCGTCCCCGGCGCGGGCCTTCCCCCCGCCAAGCGTCCACGCAAGCCGCTCCCGGCCCCGCAGGAGCGCGGCATCACCGGGCCGCTTGCCCTGCCCGTCGAGGTGCAGCGCACCTTCTTCCGCACCGCGTCCCTGATGCTGCGGAACTCCAGCCTCGCCTACAGGCTGGACCCCAACTACCAAGCGATGATGCGGGCGGACGCCGACATCGAAGGCGTCCTGCGGTCCCTGCTCGTCACCCTCGGCGGGCTTGAATGGAATGTCGTGGCCGATGACGAGGAGAACCCGCGGCTCGTCAACCTCGCGCAGCGCATCTCCGACATCGTGAACGCCATCCCCCGCCGCAGCGACCTCTTCCGGTCGCTCCACGAAGCGGTCTGGTACGGCTGCAGCGCGGCCAACATCGTCTACGAGCGCGATCCTGTCCTCGGCGTCCGCGTGGCCGAATGGCTCCCGATGGCCTCGGACACCCTCGCCTTCGATCAGCGCGGCAACCTCGCCATGCGCGTCGGCAGCGCGTACATCAACGAGCCGTCCGTCACCGACCTCGGCTTCGACAGCCTCGTCCACCTGTTCACGGAGAACGAGCGCAGGGCCGTCATCCTGCACCGCGTGTTCACGACCGCGCCGAACTTCATCGACCCCAACACCTCAGAGGCCATCTACCGTGGCGTCGGCGCGCGCGATGTGTGCTGGTACATCTGGCTGCTCAAGCAGGAGATCCTGCAGAACGCCGCCGCATACGCCGAACGCTACGCCCTCGGCATCCGCGTGGGGTACTACCCCGCCGGGAACGATGCCGCCAAGAGCGAGATGCTGACGGTCCTGCAGAACCTCGTCAACGACAACTCCGTGGTGCTGCCGCGCATCGGCCCCAACGAGTCGATGTACGACATCGACATCAAGGACGCCAACGCGGGACGGGCGGCGATTTTCATGGATATGGTCAACTGGCTCTCGGGGAAGCTCAAGGAGGCCATCCTCGGGCAGTCCCTCACGAGCGAGGCCGGATCGACGGGACTCGGCTCCGGGGTCGCCAACCTTCACGCCGACACCCTCTCCCGCGTCATCCGCTACCACGCGGACGCCCTTGGGGAGAGCATCACCACCGACCTCGTGCGCGTCCTCGCCGGAATGCTCGGGGCCACGGACGAGGAGGCGCGTTCCCTGCGCTTCGTGTTCGCGCCGGAACGCCCCGACAAGAAGGAACGCCTTGAGGCCATCGAACGCTTCGTGACGATGGGCGGACGGGTCGCGGAGCGCGAGGTGCGCGACCTGCTCGGCCTGTCGGAACCGGATGACGGCGAGGCCGTCCTCGGCGGCGCGAAGAGCGGGGAGAACCCGCTGGCGGCCCTGCTCGGGCAGGGCGGCGAGTCGGAGACCGACGAAGCCCCGGCCCCCGAAGCCCCGAAGGTCGCGGCCATGCGGAAGCGCAAGCGGAAGGCATGAAGCGGGACGCCCTTGACAAGCACCTCCGCAGGGTGCTGCGCGAGGCGCAGCAGTCGTACCGCCGCGCCATAACCGCGCAGGTCAGGGGGCAGGAGGACGGTGCGGAGTGGGCGGCGTTCCACGAGGCCGCTGCGGCCCTCCTGCTTGCCTCGTGGCTGGCCGGGGCGCATGGTGCCGTCCGCAAGGCCAAGATCCCAGCCGACGCCGTGGAGAGCATCGTGGACGCCGGGACGGCCATGACCTTCGACCGCTTGGAGGCTCCCCTGTCCTTTGAGGGATTCGGGACCAAGTGGATGAAGCCGATCACGGATTGGTTCCGGCGGCGCGTCCCCGTGAGCCGGGACGATTGGGAACTGCTCGTGGAAGCGGCGAAGCGCAGCTCCGGGGATGTCACCGACCACGAGCGGCAGAACGCCCTGCCCGACATGAGGCGGCGGTCCCCCATCCTCGACAGCCTCCTGCGCGGCGTGACCCGGCCCACGGAAGGGGCCATCAGCACGGTCAAGCGGATCGTAAATGACACCTTCTTCGTGACCGCCATGAACCCGGAGCAGACGCGGCAGGTGCAGGAACTCATCGCGCAGGTCATTGAGGAGAAACCCGGCAAGTCCGTGGTGGGCAAGCGGATACGCATGATGAACCTCGGGGATTTCGTCACCACGGCGCAAGTCCTGACCGGGACCGCCCTGTCCTCGGCCCGCCTTGAGACCGTGCTACGCACGAATACCAACCGCGCCCTGACGGAAGGGCAGGCGGAGGTGCTGCGGGATGAGCGGGTGCAGGCGTTCGTGCCGCTGGTCGAATACAGCGCGACGAGGGACAAGCGGACGCGGGAAACGCACCTCGCCCTTGACGGCTATGTCGGGACGATGGCCGACTTCGACCGGATGGGGATCACGCCGCCCTGCGGGTTCAACTGCCGCTGTGACCTGATCCCGGTGCCAGCGGCGATGGCGGTGGACCGTGGATGGGTGCGCCCGAACGGCGCGTTGGACTACGCCGCGATCAAGCGGCACAACGGGTCGAGGCAGCGCGTGATCGACGCGCGGCAGATTCCCGACCCCGGTTTCGTCAACGCATGAGAAATCGCAATGCGGAAAGGTAGGATGATGGCATGAGCGACATTCGCAAGGCAATTTCGGCGCGTCTGGGTTGGGTTGCTGGCAAGGTTGAGATGGCGAAGCCAACTCCCGCGCAGGCCAAGCAGATCCGCGAGGCAGCACGCCCGCCCGCCGAAGGCATCCGCAAGATGCAGGAGAACCTTGCTTACCTGAATCGAGAACTGAAGCAGGCCATCAAGAGCAAGGATCAAGGCCGCGTCAGTCTGCTTGAGGGCGACATCAACGATCTGGAATGGGCGATTGACGGTGCCAAGTCCGGCAATCGTCAGCAGGTGCTCAAGGCATTCCGCGAAACCGGATCGCGCGACAACTGCCCGTCCGATGTGTGGTATTGGGCCGGAGGCGAAGTGGGCCGATGGTCAAGGTCAGGCGAGAAGGCTGTGTTTGGCATGACAAACGCGGGATTTGAATTTCTCAAGAAGGTGCTCCGGGAATATGCAAGCCTGAAGGGAACAAAACAGTACGACGAAGCGCAGAACATCAAGAACAATCCAACGGAATACACGGATGCCGATGTGATTGCTGCTGTCGGAAATCTCACCATCAAGAAGCAGATCGCAGGTTTGGAAGAACGACTCAAGTCCTTGTCCTCCCGCCCCGGCGCGAAGGCGAAGATGGGCAGGATGCTTCAGTCGTATGAGGTAGATGAGTTGGAGGAGTTCTTGGATGCCTATGGCGTCAAGGACTACGACATCATCACGAGCATCGGGCAGGTGAAGGTTCCCAAGTCGCAGGTGGGGAAGGCATTGGATGCAATTTCCTCTTTGAACCGCGAGATTCGGAAAGAGGGCATCGGCGGATCTGTTGCGGTGGATGTCGTGCCCTTCTCCCGCCCCGGCGCGAAGGCCACCGCCGCCAAGGCCACGATGGCAGCGCACCCCGAGAACATCGCGTGGATGCGCTCCCTGCCGACGTCCGTTGTCAATCAGGTGCGAAGCATCCTGCAGAAGCCCCACAGCAGCGCTCGGGCCAAGGCGTTGCGTGATGCGCTCAAGGCCGGAGGCGTTGGTTTCAACCAGTTCGTGCCAGATGCGAGCGCGGGCGCAGAGGTGCTTGGGCATCAGTTCCGCGAGGCGTTCGCCAAGCCCGAGTCGCAGGACATCGAATCCGAAGAGGTCAAGGCCGGACTCAAGCTCATGGAGAAGGCCGACGAGAAGGTCAGCGAGAAGATCCGAACGCTCATCAAGGAAGGCAAGCCGCAGGATCAGGCGGTCGCCATCGCGCTCGACATGAAGCGCAGGGGAGAACTCTGAAATGGACATCACGACCGCACAGAACAACTTTCGCAAGGTCACCGCGGCATCCGTCCCGGCGACCTACACGGCGGCGAACGCCGTCCTGACGCAGACCGCACCCTCCACGGGCCTGCTGTTCGACTACAGCTCCGCGTCCGTCAACGGGCAGAACCCGTCCCTGCTGTACGTCCTCCCCTTCCTCGTGTCCGCGACCACCGCGCAGACGAGCATCGGGATGCGGATCATCGGGTGGCGGAAGTACCTCCAGACCTCCGACAGCACCTTCTGGTACCTGCCGACGATCCTCGCGGACTTCACGCTCGGCTTCACGAGCGGCACCGTCCCGAACTACACCATCGACGGCACGAGCAACACGCGCACCTTCAGCAGCATCACGCAGGTCGCGGGCACCCCGGCTGGCAACCTTTACTCCCCGGCCACGGCTGCGGGCGCGAATGTGGAGCCGTGCTACGCGATGATCGACCTTGCCGGGGCGCAGTATGTGACCGCGCAGTTCAAGTCCAGCGGCACCCCTGACATGGGCGCGTTCTGGGCGACCCTCTGATGAACCGGGCGAACCGTCCACGCCTCTCGCGGATCAGCGGCTCGTCCTACGCGAGCAAGCTGCTCGGTCGCGCGGGCGACGGCTCCACGCTGACGCTCGACTTCACCACGGGCGTCCTCGACCCGCGCCTGTCGTTCAGTCGAAGCACGGGCGGGTCTTACGTTCACTCGGATGGGCTGCTGTACGGATTCGATACCTCATCGACCAGCAACACCATCGGCACGGGAAGCAAGACGTTCACGCTCTCGGCGACTGCTGGCGTGAACCGCAGATATGCGGTGGGCAACCTCATCATCGCGTCGAGCGGCGCGAACAACATGAGCGGGAGCGTGACTTCTTACGACCCGGCCACACAGGCGCTCGTGTGCAACATCACCGGGACACCTACCGGCAGCGGCACGTTCACGACATGGATCATCGGCAACAGGCAGCCCCGCTTCGACTACGACCCGACCACGCTGGCTCCGCGAGGGCTGCTGGTGGAAGGACAGAGTGTCAACCTTGCGCGATACTCGGAAACCATTGAAACCACGGGAGGTTTTTGGGGATACAACGCGGCCACAAGAACCGTTGAATCTTCCGATGTCAACCCGACAGGGGGAACTGGCAGCATTTCGTTTGCTCCGACGACGAACGGAGGCAGTCGATACGCCGGGATATTTCTCACCGGGCAAACGACTGCAAGTACGTATACGTACAGCGTTTGGCTGAAGGGAAAGGGAACGACCGCCTGTGTCATTTCCATCCAAAACAGCGCAGGCGGGCAGAACGCAACGATGACGATTCTGTCGCAGCCATCCGGAGCAAACGCATCAGTTACAGGAAATGGCACAGGATTTCCTCGTATCAGCAATCTGTCCACAACGGGATGGACGAAAGTGCAGGTAGTGCTATCTGCGAATCTTGGTGGTACAGGAACGCTGAACGTGTTCATGTATCCAAACGAGACAAGCGGCCAAACGACCGCTGATTCGATCTTCGCTTGGGGCGCACAACTGGAAGCAGGCTCCGGTGCCTCCTCGTACATCCCCACGGGCGCGAGCACGGCGACGAGGAATGCGGACGAGTGCAGCATGACCGGGACGAACTTCTCGTCGTGGTTCAACGCAGGATCGTCTTATTCGATGTTGTTCCGGTATTCGCTGAACAACCCAAGCGCATTTGCTGGTGCAAGTGTTGATCGCTGTGCTGGGACACTATCGGTAAGCGGAGGTGGAAACAGGACATTCATCCATGCCGCATATCGCACGACCTCCGGTTCCGGCGATGAGGGGCGCTTCGTTCGCGTATTCGATACGGGATCACTTGATCTTTCTCCGGCCACGCTTCCGGCAGCAGCATCAAACACGCGCTTGGCGTTTGCCGTGGATACCAACAACGCTGGCTTGTCTGCCGCAAACCAGTCTCTCGGAACGGATAGCGGCTGCACGATTCTGACCGGGCAGAACCAGTTGGAACTCGGCAAAGTTGGATCAAGCCAATTCATCAACGGGTGCATTAGTTTGGTCAAGTATTGGCCGACCCGCCTCCCCAACGCCCAACTCCAGAGCCTCACCACATGACCGACTTCATGCTCCGCACCGACACCGAGGCGCAGATGGACGATGCGCTGGAAGCCGCAGGACTGCTGGTCGAGGTCGATCAGGGCGAGGGCGAGATCGCGCTCATGCCCGTCGCGGGCTGCTATGTGGATTTCATCGGGCCGATCCCGGCGCAGCTCGACCCCGAGGATCCGAGCGTCATCCTGAAGCCCGGGGACGCCCGCTGGCACACGAACATCCGCGTGACGGTGGAACTGACTCCTGAACAGGTTGCCAGCCTTCCCACCTTCGCGCCGACGCCCGGGATCCCCTACAGGGTGTTCATCTGATGGACATCGACCTGAAGCCAACCTCCGAGATGGCATCCAACGCCGAACGCGGCCTTGCCCTCCGCGAGAAGCACGGGCGCGGCGGCACGGCCATCGGCGTGGCGCGGGCGCGGGACATCAAGAACCGCAAGAACCTGTCCCCCGACACCGTTCGCCGGATGCACTCCTACTTCGCCCGCCACGAGGTGGACAAGAAGGGCGAGGGGTGGGGGGTTGATTCCGCCGGGTATATCGCGTGGCTCCTGTGGGGCGGCGATTCCGGCAAGGCGTGGGCAAAGCGCAAGGTGGACGAAATGGAACGCAAGGAGGGCAAGACCGTGAATGCCAAGACCTCGCACAATGTCGAGAACGACGGCGACAAGGTGACGATCCGCCGCGTGGAGTTGTTCATGGCGTTCGACCCGGCCATTGACGATGCCGAGGCGGACCCGGAACTCAAGAAGTTCGACAACAGGCGGTTGCGCGAGATCGTCGCCAGCACCCGCAAGCACATGGCGCGTGGATCGTTCCCGCAGCTCGTCATCATGCACGAGAAGGACGGCGACGAACCCAAGAGCGCGGTGGGCCGAATCCCGTCACTTTCCTACGAGGAGCGTGATGGCGTTGGGTACATTGTTGGCGACATGGAGGTCAACCGACCCATCTTCGACCGCCTTATCGCCACCAACGCTTTCCCCCGGCGTTCGGCGGAGATTTGGGCTGAATCGAATCACCTGTCGGAAGTGGCGTTGCTCGGGCGCGAGACTCCGCGCCGACCGCTGCCCGACACGCACTTCTCGCGCAAGGGCGAGAAGATCACCTGCTCAAAGTCCAACTTCGACCTCGCCGGGGTCGGTGGTGGGCTCAACACATTCGTCCCGGCGGAAATCAAGGAGGAAGCCTCAATGGCATCCGACAAGGACATCCGCGAGGAGATGGAAGCGATGAAGTGCGCGATCTCCGACCTCTCGGAGATGATGAAGCGTCACTTCGGTGACAAGCCCGAGGACAAGGTGGAGAACGCCGAGGAGTCCGAGGAGAAGGAGGAGAACTCCGGTGCTGGCATGAAGTACGAGGCTGGCGAGGAGGACGCGATCCACATCGACATCGGTTCGCACGATGTCGAGGGTGGCGTGGAGGCTGGCGAGGAGGACGAGGGCGAGACCGAGGTGGTCGCGTCCCGCAAGGCTTCCTACAGCCTGCGCGCCGAGAACGCCCGCCTGAAGGCCCGCATGGGTCGCCTTGAGGCCGAGATCAAGCGCGAGAAGTTTGCCCGCGAGATCGACCTGATGGAGCAGGACGGCTACCGCATCCCGGAGTCGCAGCGCGACAGCCTCGTGGCGCAGCTGCAGTCCTCGACCGACCCGGTGGCCCTGATTGAGTCGTGGCGCGACCTGTTCGCCCGCGACCCCATCGGCACCAAGATCGACATGAGCCGCGCGGCTCTCCCCAAGACCATGCAGGTCACCGATGTCGGTGATCTGGTCAAGCAGTTCGCTGGCAAGCCCGAAGAGTTTGCCAAGGCGATCAACGCCCGCATCAAGAAGTGATCCAATAGGAGGAATCACACAATGCTTCAGTTCTCTCCCAATCTCGTCGCGGGTGGCACGATCAACCCGTACCGCATCGTCAAGATGGACACCACGGCCTTTCAGGGCGTGGCCGCAACCGCTGCCGGGGACTATGTGGTCGGTGTGACCGATGGTTCCACCCGCCGCTTTGACTCCAGCGCGCACGCGAGCTCCGGCGACCCGATCAGCCTGCAGCCGTCGAACTGCGTGCAGATCGAGGCTGGCGGCGTCATCACGCCGGGACAGGCTCTCAAGCCGTCCACGGGTGGCGTGGCGATTGCCACGACCACCTCTGCCGATGTCGCCCTCTTCGTTGCCCTTGAGGGTGCTGGCGCAAGCGGCCAGATCTTCTGGGCGTACCGTCTCCCCGCCACGAAGGCGATCCCCTAATCCTTAACCACTAGGAGGACACAACCATGTCCTATGTGACTGTCGGCGGCGGGCTGAACACCTACGTCCCGTCCACCAACGCCCTCGCTACGGGCGCTCTGCAGGTCGAGTTCACCCGCGCGGTGAACACCTTTCCCATCACCAAGTACGCGCAGATCGTTCCCGTCAACCAGATGACGGGCTACTACCTGCGTCTGAACTCGGATGACAACGTTCGCGTGACGGACGCCAACGAGTTCGCGTGGCCGCTCGGCAACGACCGCCCGGTCGGCAAGACGAACGAGCACGACTTCGTGTCGTTCGCTTGCGCCCGCTACGCCTACCCCTTCTACATCCCGAACGAGACTGTCAAGCAGGCTGCGTGGGATGTGGTGGCGCAGCACGCCCGCGCGAAGGCGCAGCTGGCGATGACGGCTCGGTCCATGCGTACCGCGACCGCCCTCACCACCTCCGCGACCTTCAACGCGGTCGGCAACTACTACGCCACGGGCACGGCGATCTCGGGAGCTGCTTGGACGACCTCCTCGAGCAACATCATCCAGAAGGGCATCCAGACCGCCCTGCAGCGCATCTCGCTTGCCACGGGCGGCGCGGTGCGCGGCGAGACTGATGTGATGATGGTCATCAGCCCCACGGTTGCCAACCTGCTCTCGCAGACCACGGAAGTCCGTGACTATGTGAAGAACTACCCCGCCGCTCTGCCCTTCCTGCAGGGTGCGGACACCTTCGCCAAGTACGGCCTCCCGCCGAACCTGTTTGGCGTTCAGGTCGTGGTCGATGACAGCGTGAAGGTCACCACGAAGAAGGGCGCGGCCAGCACGACCCGCTCCTTCGTGTACGGCAACTCGGCGGTGTTCGTGAGCCGTCCGGGCGGGCTGGTCGGCGTGGAGGGCAGCACCTCCTTCGCCACCTGCCAGATTTTCGCGTTCGAGGACATGACGGTCGAGAACTGGGACGATCCGAAGGATCGCCGCATCGAAGGCCGCGTGATCGACAACAGCACCAGCGAGGTCGTTGCCCCGGTGTCGGGCGTCCTCGTCGCTGATGTGACCGCCTGATCCGACCCTTCTCCACACAAGGGGGGGTAGTGGCTTCGGCTGCTGCCCCCCCTTGCCGTAGGGAGCCACCATGCCTGTCTACGCAACCTATGCCGATCTTGAGACCTCGCTTGATGCACAGGTGATCGCGCAGCTGTGCAGCGATCAGGGGTCGCCCATGCCGGGTGCGAACCCGGTGACGGACAATGCCCTAGAGCGCGCTTCGGGCATGGTCGCCGCCTATGCGCGGGTCGGGAACATCTACACGGACACCGACCTGACGGCCCTTGCAGCCGCGTCCGACCCCCTGCTGCGGTCGATCACCGTGGACTTGGCGGTGGAGTTCCTGTTCCAGCGGCGGGCCATGAAGCTGACGCCTGCCGTGGAGGCCCGCCTGACGCGCGCTTACGGGTTCCTTGAAGCCCTGCGGGACGGCAAGATGATCTTCGGCGCGCTGCAGAAGGCGGCGGACGCCGGGTTGCCGGAAGTTCGTGCCACCCCCCTGCAGACCTTTGCGTACTACAACGGCGTATCCACGAGCGGGTTCTTCCCGCCCCGCAAGCCGAACACGATGCCGGGGGGCTGACCGTGAACTGGAACGCGCGGGTGGAGCGTGCGCTTCGTGACCCGCGAATCCGGGACGGCATTGCCAAGGCCATCGCGTCCTACGCGAAGCGGCACATTGCAAACTCCGTGGGGCGCGGCGAGAACGGGAGCGAAACGGCCCTTGCGCCCCTGAAGCCCTTGTCCGCACGGTTCTGGACGCGCAGGAAGCCGCCGCAAGGCGCGATCCCTCTTCAGACCCGGACGGTCAAGGTCATCAAGACGGTCAAGCGCAGGAACGGCCAGACCGTGACCAAGACGGTGGATGTCACGGAATACCTGATGGAAGGATCGTCTTACCGGGATGGCGGCAAGCCACTCCGGGACACGGGAAACCTGCAGCGCAGCCTGTCGGCCCGCGCGGCCCTTTCTGGCCCCAAGCGGGTGTCCGTGACGGTTTCCGGCGCGCTGTACGGCATCTTCCACGAGCTTGGCTTTGAGACATCCGGCCCGAACTTCATCCCGCTGACGCGAAAGGGCAAGCGCGAACACGCGACGGGTCGAAACCCGAACGCGGAAGGCTTGACGCGCGGCAAGGATTTCATCATGGCGTGGGGCGGCGTGACCGTCCCCAAGCGGCCATTCCTCGTTCCCACGGGGAAGGAATGGTCGGACATCGCCCGAACCATTAGAATGGGGCTTGCACGAGTCCTCAAAGGGAGAACCTGAATGCCATCCGCAATCTTCGTTTCCGGCCCGACAGAGATCCAAATCAACACGGGGTCGGGTTTCTCCGTGCTTGGCGAGAGCGACAACGACAACCTTCCGCAGATCACCTACACGGACAATATGCACGAGATCCGCACGGTTTCGTCCGGTCAGGCACCGGAGGAGATCGTCGTGCAGAACATCACCGCGACCCTGACTTGCACCCTCGTGAAGTGGGACAGCGCGATATACGCGGGCATGATCGCGGATCTTCGTGGTCAGGCGTACACGGCCACGGTCGGTCGCCTGCTCGTCAACGACGGCGGCGCGTTCGGCGTCAAGATCGTCCCCAAGACGGCGGGCAAGACCGCGTACCAGTTCGACCGCTGCTACCTGATCGGGGACGCCACGGTGCTTTCGCAGTTCGGCAATGTCGAGCAGCGTCTTGCGCTGACCTTCAAGGCGATCCCGAACCAGTCGAACATCCTCTCCACGACCTCCACCACATGATTGACCTCAACGACCAGAACGACCCCCTGCTGTTCAAGGTGACGGTCCCGTCCGGTGACCTGATCGTCCAATGGACGGAAGTGATCGCCGCCCTTGCGCCGCAGGCGTCGGAAGCTCCCGGAGTCGGGGATGTGGCGGCTGCGATCCGCAAGGTCGCCCGGACGCCGGATGTCGCGGCGAACGCCACGGACGAGATCCTGTTCGCCGTGTTCGCCCGCATCGGCAAGGCGGTCGAGCGCGCGGGAAACTGACAAGGGGGGCCGCCCTCTTCTTGGCGACCTATGGACGGCTCCCCTCGGAGTTTGATTCGGAGACAGCGATGGGACTCGCGCAGAACATCCCCGCAGTCGAAGCGCGTCAAACGCTGACGATGGCCCGAGCCATCGGGGTGTCGTTCGGTTCGCCGGAACTCGTTGAGCAGGTCGTGTTTCAGGCCACGGGGGACGCGCAGATCGCGTTCCGCGCCCGCGTGCGGGCCATGCACGAGAAGGCGGCGCAGGGCTGATGGCCGTGCAATCAAACGCAACCGTGTGGATCGCCCTCCGCGACGAGATCCGCGATTGGATGGTCACGAGCGGCTACGGCAATGCCGTGTACCTCTCCGAAGCACCGGGTGACGAGGTGCTGTCGCAGTACGCCGTGCAGATCATCCCGAGCGGCGATGCGGCAAAGCACCCCCGCAGCGGAGTGGGCCTTCTGGAATCGACTGTGCAGGTGGTCGTGTGGTGGCGCGGCCTGATGGATTCCACGAACCGCGCCACGGAGCGCATCGCGGGAGACATCGGAATCGAGCAGTTCATCGACGGACTTCGGACGCTGCTGATCCAGAACGACCTCGGCGGCATCCTGACGATCCCGATGATCTGGCAGTCCGGCGGTCAGGTCGAATCCGTCGAGGACGCGGTGGGATGGATGCGCGGGACGGAAACCTTCACCTGCTCCTTTGAGATCACTTGGGAGGTCTGATGCAGGATCTCGGAACCATCCACATCGACATCGACGGCGGCGAGGGCGCGCCGATCCCCGCTGGCCGTCCGGGCGGCGGCAGTCCCGGCATTGCGACCCGCATGACGGACATGGCATCGTCGGCGCAGAACGCGATCAGGACGATCATGTCCGGCCCGTCCGGGTGGTCGGCGTCGATCAAGTCGGCAACCTCCACGATGAGCAAGTCGTTCGGGACGGTGGGAACGATGATCGGAGTGGCGTCTGCCGCTCTCGGAGTGATGTCCACCGCCGTGATGGCCGTGGTCGGCGCGACCATCGCTGCCTACAACGCGCTGCGCAAGTTGCACTCGTTCGTGATGGACTTCGCCAACGAGCTGCGCGACTACAGCCCCGCGATCCTCGCTGCGGAGGCGCAGAACGAGGTGGAGATGATGCTCTCCAAGCTGCGGATGGGCGGCGCATACGGTCCTGCCATCGCATCGCAGATCAGGCAGGCAGGCCGCATCGAACGCGCAGTCCTGCAGATTCAGGGATTCGCCGCCGCCATCGGTGCGCGCTTCCTTGCCCCGATCACGGAGAAGGTGGCCGACCTGCTTGAAGCGGTCATCTCCAACCGGAACAGCATCTTCGCGTTCGTGAACTCGGCCATCCAGCGCATCGCGGAGATCATGCGCGCGGCTTCCGGCGTGTTCATGTTCATTCCGGGCACGCAGATTCAGGCTGTCCTGATGCAGAAGATCGCTGAACTGCTCGGCGGCATCAGCATCGACATCGACGGGATTGAACGCAACACGCGCAAGGATGTGGACTTCTCGGAGGCCAACCGGATGTTCCTGAACGACCTTCGCCTGATGGGAGCGAGGATCTGAAATGCCTATCAGCAACGGGAACACTTGGCTGGAGTTCGACTACAACTCCGTGACCTACACCCTGCCGTATGTCAACGTCACGGGCTACGAGAGCAAGCCCGTGTTCGCGGAGGACGGCCACACCATGCAGCGGTACGAGGTGTCGCTGCAGGGAACGGCACTCGTTTCGGACGGCACCTCGACCTTCACCGACCTTGCGACTAAGTTCCGCAACGGCACGGGCACGGTCGAACGCTTCCGCCTGCGCGTGACCTCCAGCGGAGGGACGAGCGATGTCGTTGACATCAGTTTCCCGGACGCCATGCGCGGCCCGTACCTGTCGCTGAATGTTTCTGAGATCAGCGGTCGGCGCGCGGCCATCGTGTCCTTCACCGCGTCCGGCAGCATTTCGCAGCAGGGCGCGAACGGCACCCTGAACCCCAACTACCCCGTCCTGTCGCATCGGTGGACGAGCCGCGTGCAGCTCGACGCAAACGGCAACCCCACGCGGACGGTCACCGGGTCGGTGACGGTCGATCTTGGCGCGGGCGGGTCGAACACGACCGCCCCAAGCGATGGAACGACCGGGAGCATCAGCGGCAAGAAGCCGTGGGCAGACCTGTTCCGGCGGTCAATCCTCCCGGCCATTGCTTCAATGCCGGGACTGTGGCGGCGTCAGTCGCAGACATTCGCGTACAACGACGCGGGCAACTCCATGATCTACGAGATCACGGACGAGCAGGTGCGGACGGATCTGCCGGACGAAGCGTTCTCGGGCAACGCGGAGTTCACCTACGAGCGAACGCGGCAGAACGCAATGGCGCGTCTGGAGTTCAACTGCGATCTCGAAGGGCAGGTGAACGGCGATGTCCGAAACCTGATCTGGGCAGCGGTCGTGCTCGCGCAGACGCGCATCTCGTTCGTGAAGTCGCTCATCACGCGCCTCGTGGTCCGTGAATCGGAAATGCTGTCGAAGGCGAAGATCCGCCTTGAGATCGAAGCGCAGACCCCGGCGGTCGGGACGGACACCCCTTCCTCGTCGCAGATATGCGTCCCGCTTGCGCAGCTCGTCGGCAAGTATTTCAGCGTCAGCCGTACCTGCGATTGGTACGCCGACCCGTTCGGGCCGCAGGGTCTTGGCATGGCGCAGATCCCGCATTGGAACGGGAACAGCACCACGGGCAAGCCGGACGGCATCAACAACCTCGCCGTGGCCGATGTCGTGGCGGTGCTCGTGGCGGATTGCCCCGCCGGGACGCCGACCACCTCGTTCCTCGGGGATGCCACGGACTTCACCGCCGCGAACGCGCAGATCGCTGTCGGGCCGTTCAACACGCAGACGGCGGACTTTCAGGGCAACGACCAGATCGCCACGGTGGAGCGGTCGTTCACCACCACGGCGGTGGTGCAGAACGCTCGGATGCACCGCCTGCAGACGCTCTACACGCAAGGCGCGGACTTCGTGTTTCAGGCTGGCAAGGCGGCGGTCATCATCGAAGAGACCACGACCGTCAAGCGCGTCAACAACCCGCCGAACCGCGTGTTCCGCCCAATGCCTCCGGGCTGCATCCTGCTGTCGGACGAATGGCGCGTCAACCACGGCGAGGTGGACGCTGCGGGCAACCGCACATTCACGGGCGTCTATGTCCGCAAGTTGATGACCTACGACCTCGGCGGCGCGACCTATTACGGGTACTACACGCAGAGCAATCGCCGTCAATGGTGGAACACCACGGTCGCCGCCCCGCTCACGCTCGGCTTTGACCAGACCTCGCAGCAGACGGCGAACAATGTCCTCGCCGTCACGGGGTCGCAGTCGTACTCCACGGGCACCGCGCAGGATTTCGTCAGCACATGAGCGTCACGGCGTACATCACCGCCGGGGCCACGACGATCCCTGTCCTGCTTCCCGACGAGGAGATGCGCGACACGGCTCGGCAGCTCGACCTCAAGGACTCGGACCTGTTCTGCGTGGATGTCCCGTGCGGCATGACGCGCCATGTCCGCGCCCGCGTCCTGATCGCATCGACGCAGGTGGCCGCGCTGTACGCATCACCGACCGTAACCCTCGTGCTGCAGGAGGAGGCTGGGTCGAGCACGATCACCCTGTCATCCCTGTACGCGCGCCCGCAGCAGCCGTTCTTCTGGCGCGAGGCGGGCGGCGTGGTCATGGTTGATCTCGTGGATGAACGGTGGTATTGGAAGTTCACGAGCGCGATTCAGGTGACGGGAACGACGAGCACGCCGTTGGCACCGCTTCGGTCATCGGACGGCAGGTATCTCGTCAATACGGTGGGATCAC